TATATTATAATATAGTCTATAGTAATACAGGATTATTAACATTTCTCACATAACTATTGTTACTCTATCACTAGCTCTAGTGATAGCAGTATATAACCATCTTCTATAATCATCACCATATAAGAAATTTTCATTTAATACTAATACATTTGGATATTGACTACCTTGTGATGAATGTGTTGTTATAGCATATGCATATTCAAATACATCTAAATTAGGATTAAATGTTTCTTCATCAGTTAATTCTTTAATTCCCTGATTATTTAATCTTGCTTTATCTATACTGATATCTTTAATAACTTTCTTAGTGAAGTCTGGTTTAAAGTCTATTTTAATAATACCATTCTTCATAGTAGATCTATCAAAGTAATCACATATACCAGTTGTACCATTAGTTAGATACATACCTTTACCAATTTCTCTATCCCAATTATTTCTCCTACAGATTAACTTCTCACCAATATGTGGGAATTCTAAATTCTTATATCCTTTAATATATTCCCTATAGTATTTATTTACATTATATCGTAATTTGTTAGTCCCTGTAAGAACTATATCAGCTTGTCTAAATTGAAACTCAGTTATATCATTTCTTTTAACAACTGCTGAATTTCCATATACTCCTAATTTTAATGGAATATTATTTAAGACTTGTTGTGCTAAATAGATTATAGGTGAACCTTCTGCTTGTCTCATAATTTGAGTTAATATAACATCTGGTCTCTCTAAGAATATACTAGTACCAAATGGTGGTTGTAATTGATTAAGATCTCCTAATACTATAACTGGAATTCCAAATGATAATAAATCTTCACCAATCTTTCTTTCTACAGTAGAACCTTCATCAACTATTATCAATTTGATTTTCTTATCTAATTTATCTTTCTTGATAAATTTACCAACCATCTTAATCTTACCATTTTTCCCTAATACATAATTTCCATTATCATCTTCCATAGGGACTTTAATGTAGTCATATATAACAGAATGTAATGTCTTAGCTGGTAATCCAGATTTAGACATTTGGTTTACTGCTTTTCCCATATAGGCTACAAATAGACATTCATCTAATTCTAATCCTAATCTATCTATAAGATACTTAGTAAATGTTGTCTTACCAGTTCCAGCAGCACCAGATATTTCAAATGTCTGTTTATTACCACTTTTCCACCAAGACTCTCCTTTTAATATACCTTCTAATTGTCCTGTGTTTAATTCAAAACTCATAACCATTACCTCTTTTCATATATTAATAAAATCTATAATAAAGTCTTGTATATCTTAAGAATGTATCTGAAAACATAGATTTAATCTTGAAATATATGAAAGGATGAATAAAGGATAATGCCTTCTATTAAAGATCTCCATTATGGGAAAATGGTAAAAAGAAAATGTTATATGGATAAAGGTAATCCTACAGGTAAAGGTAATATAGCTTTTATATTATCTAATACTCTTGAGCAATCATTGAAGATTACTGAGGATAAAGAAAATCTAATTCCTATGAGTTATTATCACTTATTCTACTATAGTACCATTTATCGTGGTAAGGTTGGAGTGAAAAGATATTACATTAAGATGACTGATAAGAATGTTGAAATTAAGAAACAAGTGTCTGAAAGCTCATTAACTTATATCGTACCTAATGATTTAAATAAATTAAATATCAATAAGAATATGTATTATGACCTCAGCAAGAATTATGAGATATTTAAATCACTTAGTAAAAATATTCCTAATAGTAAAAGATTATCAGTATTCTGGAATTACTTTAAATCCATCATTAATGTAGATAGTGTTAAGAAATGGGATAATTATAACTGTATAATTACAGATGTTAAGAATTTCCCTAATATTAAAGGTGGATTGAAGAAGTGTGGTGATAATCCAGTATTCTTGTTATATTGGACATTATATAGAGATTACACTTTATTGTCTGATTTAGATATTGACTTTATTTTTTATCATAAGCAAGGTATTCTTAAAATCAATCCATCAACAGCTAATAAAGATACCTATAGAGTATTCTTAACTGAATTGAAGAAATTATATAAATTAGCTGCGGTTGATATTAAAGATGAACTAGAACCAGAAGTTATTGCTAAAGATGAAAGAAAAGATAATATCGTAAATGAACTTAAGAAATCATTAAAGTTTAATTTTACTGGTAATGATGATTCATCTGAAGAAGAAACTGTTACATCATTAGATGAACCAGATAGTACTGATAAAGATGATTCTGAAGATCATATTGATGATTTCATTGATAAGACTATTGAGAAGAAAGTTGATGAAGCTGAAGAAGAATTAGGAACTGATGAATATGATGATGACGATACTGTAGATAAAGCAGTATTAACCAGTGTAGAGAATGAAGTTAATAATGATGAAGAACTCATTAAAGAAATCTATCAGAAGACTAAGAATAAGGAATTAAAGAAATCCGCAGCATCAACAGCTAGAGATAATCTATTGAGAAAGAAACAAGAAGATATTGTGGTTGGTAATATGACAGTAGGTCAATTAAAGAAACTTAATTCAGCTAAGGTTGATATTAAACCAAATGATGTATCCTCTGTATTGCATACATCAAATAAGAATCTTCAGAAATCTAAATATCCATCTATCAATAAGACATATTTAGAGAAAGTCTATAATAAAGATTTGGTTGATGCTATTATGGCTTTAAATAACAAATCTCTGCCAATCTTTGTTAGGAATATTACTATAGAAGATACATCTAATGAGTTAAACTATATTGATACGTATACTGTGGAATTGGAAGATGCTAATAGACAAAGATCTACATTTAAGATTGATATTCCTAAATTTATAGATAATAAGTTTATGTATATTGGTGGTAATAAGAAGTTGATTCTTAATCAGAGTTTCCTACTACCATTAGTGAAAACATCTGAAGATGCTGTACAGATAGTTACTAACTATAATAAGATGTATGTGAGACGTGATGGTACTAAGAGCTTATCATCTATCGAAGTACTTATGAAGATATTGAATGATGATAATAAACTATCTAACTATTTCTTATATGGTAGAGTATTTGAGAATAATAAGGATTATATTACTAATATCGAATATGATGAATTATCTAAGATTATTCGTAAATTTAAGTGTAAGGATACTGTAGTATATTTTGACCAGATAGAATTACATGAGGCATTGAAAGATAAGACTTTACCTACAGATAGTTTATGTATTGGAACTAAAGGTGGTAAACCAATATTAATTGACCATAATACTCAAAGAACTTCTGATAATAAAGGTATTGTGGATATCATTATAGAAGCTATGGGACAAGATGTTATTGACCAATATCTATCAACAAAGACACCAAAGCGTATGATGTACGCTAAGGTTAAATCTATGGAGAAAGATATCCCATGTATTGCATTATGTGGATTATGGGAAGGATTTTCTACAGTATTTAAGAAGATGGATTTAAAGTATAGATTAAGTGATAAATATCCTAAGGATTTAAAAACTGAAGAAGCAGTTATTAGATTCCAAGATTGTTATTTAGTCTATGATAATACTCCAGCTAATGCTCTTATGATGAATGGTATTAAGATTTTTAATACTGAAAAATATCCACTATCATCATTTGATGATAAAGATCCATATTTAGATATATTAGTGAAAATCTATGGTAAGGTATCTATTGCAAATGCCTTAGATAATACTTATGAATTTACTATAGATCCTATTAGTGAAGAAGTATTAAAAGATATGGGATTACCAACAGATTTAGTTTCATTGATTATTTATGCTACTAGATTATTAGCTGATAATCAGTATACATTTGAATTGAATCAGAGGATATCAAGGGTTAGATCTATTGAAACTATTCCAGCTATTCTTTATGATACTATTGCTAAAAATTATATCACATATAAGAATAGTAATGGTAGAAAGAAATTCACTATACCTAGAGAATCTGTAATTGCTAAATTGATGAAATCTCCTAATGTTGAAGATTACTCAACACTTAATCCTATTCTTGAATTAGATAGAGCACATACTGTATCTTATAAAGGTTGGCGTGGAATCAACTTAGATGAATCTTATACAGTAGCTAAGAGAAGTTATGATCCATCTATGATTGGAATTGTTGGTCCTACAACACAACCTGATGGTGGTGTTGGTGTACAGAAAGTATTAAGTGCTGAACCAGAAATAACTTCAGTTAGAGGATATACTAAGAAAGCTGAGACTGATAAGGATATAGATAATTTAAAGGATGTGAATCTATTTACGCCTGCTGAATTAATTACACCATTAGCAGTAAGTCATGATGATCCATCTCGTGTTGGTCATGCTATTAAACAGAGTAAACACGTTATTCCTGTTAAAAATGCATCACCAGTATTAATTAGTAATGGTATGGAAGAATTCTGTAAATATGATTTATCAACAGATTTCGTAGTTAATGCTAAAGATGATGGAAAAGTTGTTGAATTAAGTGATAAAGAAAATATTATGGTAGTCGAGTATAAAGATGGTACTCATCAGGCTATTAACCTAGCACCTAATATTGTAAAGAATGGTGGTGGTGGTTTCTATGAGTCACTTAGAATGATTACTAAATATAAAGTGGGTGATAAGTTTAAGAAGAATGAAACTATTGCATGGAATAAAGATTTCTTCCATGATGATGAATTTAATGGTTGTAGATTCAGTATTGGTATTCTATCTAAGGTAGCTATTATGTCAAATTATGATACTGCTGAAGATGGTACTATGGTTACAGATAAATTAGCACATGATGCTGTATCAGAAATGACATTCTTAAAATCTATAGTAATTGGTAAAAATGCAAATGTTAGTAAGTTTGTTAAGGTTGGTGACCATGTTGAAATTGGTGATCCATTAGCTGAATTTGATACATCATTTGAGGATCCAGCACTTAACCAATTCTTAGCTGTATTAGGTGATAATGAGAAGTTAAAAGGTGTTGTTAACGAAGGTAGTAAAAATATTGTTAAAGCATCCCATGCTGGAGTTATTGAAGATATTAAAGTATTTAGTACTGTAGAATTAGATGAATTATCCCCATCATTAAAAAAGATTGTTGGTAATTACTTTAGTGGAGTTAAGAGTAGAAAGAAGTTATTAGATAAATATGATAAAAATGATAGTATAGTTAAATGTGGTATGTTTCTAACTGATCCATCTACAAAAGTTAATCCATCTAAGTATGGTGTTATTAGAGGTGAGAAAGTTGAAGATGCTGTATTGATTGAAGTATATATCAAACATGAAGAGTATCTTGAGACTGGTAGTAAAATTGCTTGTTTTACTGGACTTAAGAATACTATAACTGAAGTTATTCCTAAGGGTTATGAACCATATAGTGAATTACACCCAGAAGAAGAAATTAGTACTCTAATTGCATCTAACTCAATTCTCAAACGTATGGTACCATCATTGATTGTCACAGTTGTTGGAAATAAGGTTATTATAGAATTGAAGAGATGGTTGAAGAAATTCTTTGATAGTAAACCATTTAATCCAACCAATAGAAAAACTATGGAAAATATGGTATATAGTGTATTTACAGCACTAGATAAAACTGGTGAGAATACTAAAAAATATAAATCATTATTTAATTCTATGAGTGATAAAACTATGGAAGCTTGGTGGAAGAAATTCTTTAATAATGATAAAGCTTATTTGATATTAGATGTTGTAGACTATGAACGTGTGTTGAAGATGGAAGATGTTGAGAAGGCTGCAAAATTGTTGAAGATTCCACTATTTGAATATGTTGCAGTACCTAGTCATACTATGGATAAAAATAATGTTATTTGGAGTCAAGATCCAGTTCCAGTTGGATACTTACATATTAAGAGAACTCAACAGACCATTATGAAAAAGAATGGTATGAGTATTTCATCAGATAAACGATCTGCATTAGTCGGTCAGGTTACTGGTTCTGATAAGAATGGTCGTGAAAGTGATTTGGATAATATCCTATTACTATCAGTTGGTTTCGATAACATCTTAAAAGAATTAAATGGTCCTAGAGCAGATGATATGAAAATGCAGACTGAGATGATGCAACAGATAGCATTAAATGGATATGTTAAATATGATGACCTAACTAATGACGTTAGAAACAAAACCACATTGAATACAGTTAACGCATATATGATCGGTATGGGATTAGATTCAGACCTAGTAACAAAGGGATTGATGTTAGCAAAGACTGTAGAAGACGAGACTAGATAATAAAATATTATTATATTCTTAGTATGATGACTAACTCTGATGAGATTAGTCATCATACTATTAAATCCCCCTAAATATCAAAAAAAAAACGAAATATTAAAGATATATACGAAAGAGAGGTTATTATATTTTATGACACATGATCAATATATTGCTAATATTCAATATAAAATAGATAGCTTATTTTATGAATATGCAAATATAGAAATTGGGTACACTTATGATTATTATAGTGAGTATACCGATTTGAATCATTATGATAGATTGATGTTGGAAGCTAAGGAAAAGAAAGGTATCATTCATAGAATTATTGATGGTATTATGAAGATTATTCGTACAATAGTCGATAAGGTGAGGTCGTTCTTCTCTAAGAACAAACCAGATCCTAAGACAGAAGTAATGGTACCTAAGTCAGTGATTACCAAAACTGATAAACTTAATAAGCTTAAACCTACAATTTTAAAAGGTTTAGCGATTCTCGGAGCATTAGAGGTTGGCACCATTGCTATTAATAGGTTTGATAAAGGTCCTAACCTTGATCCTGTAAGTAAAGATCTTTCTAGTATTAGTAAAACGTCTGAACATATGTTGGTTAATATAAAGGAGATTGAAAAAGAAGAATCTCGAGAAAAGAAAAAAGATAAGGTTAAAATTAAATCATCAAATATCATTAAACAGATTAAGCATTTAACTGGGATATTATCTGATGTTGATCACAGCATCAAAAGGTTACAGGATAAATCGTTTGATGGTGCTAATTTGAACGATATTAACAACGTATTATCGAGTTGTAATAGCTATGTATTCATAGTACAAAATTGTGTGAAAGATATGATGAAGGCTTTGGAAGGTATACGGGATAACGAGTCTCTTAATAATAGTATCAACAATAGTTCTGAGATGCAAAACTTTAATAAAGTCAAAGATACTGCTATTAACAGAGCTGGTGAAATTCGTGATAATATACTAAAGAACATAAAACCTAAAATTGATGAGGAATTCAAAGCATTTGAAGAACATGATAGAGAAGCTAAAGATCCTAAGGGTAAGTTACTATATAGGGATTTAAAACAGATGTATAGTATTGCATTTGATACAACTAAATATAATAACAATCCAGACCAATATGAGAGGGATTTAAAAATTCAAGCCGATAAAATTCGTCTTGCTTTACAGATTCGTGATTTTGATGACAATTATAAAAACCATGCAAATACTATTGTAAGAACTTTAATGAATGTAGGGAAAAGCCCATTAAATAAGTAATATAAATTTAAAGGTAATTCTAGTATTAACATTTTTTATTATATTCTTGGTATAACTAATTATCCTGATATTATTGATAATTGGTTATACAATTTAATAATGTTGGACAATGTATTAAATTTGTTGAATATAAATTATATTTACTTAATTTTAATATATATATGAAAGAGAGGTCAATACGTTTCATGACATATGATCAATATATAAGAAATACGCAATATAAAATTGATAGACTATTCACTGAATATGATGAGATTGATATGAATATGAATATTCTAGCAATTAACAATAATCATATGATGTTGAATGAGGGATATAGTCCAGATGATATTTACTATGGTAATATCGACTATGTAGTAGAAGCTACTGAGGAGAAGAAAGGTATCATTGGTAAGATCATTGATGGAATTAAAAAGATCATTCACGCTATTGTTGCCAAGGTAAAAGATTTATTTAGTAATAAGAGTAAGATAGATTCTAAAACACCTGTTGAGGTACCTAAAGGATTACTTAAAAGACATGATAGACTTAAGAAACTTGGACCAGTAGTTCTTAAAGGCTTAGCCGCAGTTGGAGCAGTTGGTGCTATTGCAGCTAGTGCAAAATACGCTCATGGTAAATTCAAAAAAGATGGAGATAAAGTCGTTTTTGTTCCGACTGCTGAACCAGAAGCAGATAATAAGCAACTACCAGCCGTTGTTAAAACTGGTAGTACTGAACTTGCTACAGTTCATCAAGATCCTAATTTTAGATTCGCTGATGGTAAAATGCCAACACCAGCACCTAAGGGACACTACCGTCCTAATTTCGTGATGAAGGATTCACCGAATCTTGATTATCCACCAGCGACTAGAAATGGTTCATCTCCTCAAGTTGTTGAACCATTTAAACAATCTGATCTTAGTACTATTGATAAGTGTAATGAACAACTTAGATTAGAATTGGATTCATCTAAAAAACGAGCAGATCTTCAAGATACCGATAAAATAACAGTAAATGGTGGTAAACTGATTGCTTTTATCAGTGATATGACAGATGAGTTAACTAAGGTTGAAAAGCATCTTAATGGGCTTGATTATGACAAACTTGCTACTCTTAATAATGTTGAAAGTTTTAAAGATACTCTTAGTAGACTCAGTGAATATGTTTCAAGTCTTGATGAGATGATAAGTAAGTTTACTAGTGCTTTAAATTTACATGCTCAAGTAGGTAATAATACTGCTAAAATGATTTCTCAACATAAATCTATGAAAGCTATGAAAGATCAACAGGATAAGACCCATAAAGCTCTAGATAATGCGACATATAGGTATCTTGGAATGAAAGGGCAACTGCATTAGATATAACTAATTAAATACAATTTGATTGGGGGGGGGG